ATTAGACTTATGAGCTAGACGTGATTTAATTTCTTTGGTAATTTCAGTCTCAACATTTGAAATCATATCTTTGGTATCAAATTTAGCCCTGATAATCTTAGCTAAAGTTAAGAGGTCTTTTTTATCCTTCTCTGTAGTACCTGTTAATATCCTCCTTATCTCAGCTTGGAATTGTGGTATATATTTGTTCTTACCAATTTTAACAGCAGGAAGAGCCATGAAATCTACTAAGCTTTTTTTATCTTCCTTAGAAACAGTAAAACTGTTTAGCTTAGTAGAGGAGTTAATTATATCCCTAAGATCATTGTTAAAATCAGTAGCCTCTTTTTCAGCTTGAATAGCCCTATTTTCTACAGCAGCCATTATAGACTTCTTTCTATCCTCATCATTCTTCTTCAGCTTTTCAAAATACTTGCTTGCTCTCTCCCTCTCCTTGCCACTCTCCTTAATATAAGTCTTCCTATCTTCTAACTCCTCTCCTTCTAACCTCTCTACTGTCCTAAGATAGTAGTCAAGAACATAACTTACATTATCCTTATTTTCTTCATCAAAGGTAGTGAGGTTAAAACTGGGGGCAAGGTACTTCTGTATGAAGTCAATGGTGTTTCCACCCTTCCTCTTAAAGCTAATAAAAGCCTTGCCATCATCATCCATATCTTCAACAAAGGCTTCTATCTCCTCACTTACCCTGTTTTCAATCTCCTTAGATTGTAGCTCCATAAAATCCTCCAGAGCTATGGGTGTCTTTTCATCTATGGGAATATCCTCAGAGAGTATTCCCATATCCTTCATATCAAGGGCAAGATTGGTATAGAAGTCCTCTGGGAAGTTATCATCTTTATCCTCTGTCTTACTCTTGTCAACATCCCTACCTGGGAGAGGTACTGTCTCTGGGAAGGGGTCATCCTCTCCTTTCTTAGGCTTTTCCTTTACTGGTTTATCTTCATCTTCCTTATCTTCTTCATCTTCTTTTGGTTTTTTAGCTTCATCAATTTTCTCCTCCTTCTTAGGGGCTGAGAAAGTCATTGAAGGAACTCCATCCTTCTCATCTGTGAGGTCTTTGATTCCAAAGAAGTTATCATTATCATCATCAAATGAGAACTCCGTAATATCCACTTCTGGTGTGGGTTTGTCTTGTGCTTTCATTTTCTATATCAAATTTAGTTAGTGATTACTTAGATTTTTCAGTTTTAGCTGAACTTTTGGCTTTAATCTCTCTTTCTTTCTGTGCTCTATCAGCCCTATCTTTCTCCTTCTGGTAGTTGAACTTTTGCTCCTCAAGCTGCTGGGAGTGAGCTTCAGTTTCTACTTTCTGCCTTTGAATATCAGCTTCTGCTCCTGCCCTATATACCTCTAGAGTATCAGGTATAGTATCTGCATCCTCATCCTTGTTCAAGTCATAACCCATAGCAGAGATGGTAGCTTTTTGAAGGTCTATTTTTCCTTGTTCTTTTATCTTGGTGAGTAGCATATCTTTTTCATGACCCCATTGTTCTTTAAGGAAGTCTTGCTGTTGTTTCTGCAGTTGCTGGTCAGCCTGTTGTTTTTGTGCTTGCATTTGTTGCATTTGTTCCTGCTGTTGTTTCTGTGCTACTTCAAGTAGTTCAATAGCCTCAGCTACAGAGCTGGAGTTGATTATCTTAGCAATATCTGTTAGAGTAGCCTGTTGATTTTGAAGGGCAGCTTGTGAGAGATTGATAATAGCCTGTCTAGCTTCCTCAGATTTAGCAGAGTTGCTTACAAAGATACCATAGGTACTCTGTTCTAGTAAATGAGTGTCAATGCTAAGCATCTTAGTAGTCATATCATCTAACACATAAGAGAGGGCTTCTGGTGGGTTTTCTGTATAGGCAACTTTAGCTGTCTCTATAAGGGCTTGAAGTACATTCTTCTTTACCTGGTTATGTAGTTCAAAATAAGGTCTGGTAATATAGCTTGACTGAATAAGGCTTTGTCTAGTATTGGATACTGCCTCTGTAGGACCAATAGCTCCTTCCATCTGCTTGGTTACACCCAGAGCAGCACCACACATTTTATCAATGTACTCTGCTATCTGAATATAGTTGCTTATCTGGGATACTAGGGATAAGTCTATCTCTTTAACCATGTTAGCAACACTGCCATCTCCTCCTTGCCCTTTCATCTTCTCTTCTTTGGGGTTGAGGAAAGCTATCTTATTAGCCTCCATAAAGTAGAGGAATTTGTTGGTGTCTATTCCCTGAGACTTGGGTATAGCATTGATATTGGCAGCTAGAATTTTCCCTTTATCTGATGCCATGAGCAGCTCTATCCTGTAGAGTACGATATCATAGTAGTACTGGAAAGCCTTAATTCTCTCCATGGGACTGGTTATGGGGGAGTTAAGGTTATCTACACAAGCCCCATAGTAGGGCAGCTTAGCTACCCATATATTATCAAGGTCTCTATGCTGCCCAGGAACTGGTCTACAGTAGGCATAGATGTCATCCATAATTTTCCAAGCCTCATGTGTCTCAGGTATCCAGAACCAGTCTATTTCTACATCTCCTTGAGTGGGGGTTAGCTTGTATTCCTCGGAGACTAGTTTTTCCTGCATTTGTCCTTGCTCATCTATGAAGGTTAAAAAGCCTATCTTCATAGGGGCTTTAAATGTAACATGCCTAACACTGATGCTGGTGCTATCATAATTATTATCAAAAGAGAAGTCCACATCCATAGGGTAGAGACCTCCTCTACTACTAGACTGGTCATATATCTTGTCAATATCTTTGTTGGTGAGTTCTCTACCAAAGGTGGAGAGTATTTGGCTTGGGGTCATTCTATACTCTGCTGTAGCCCATTCTCCATCCTCAATATAGTCCAGTTCTGGGGAGCGGTCATGATCAAATAGCAGAGCATTGCTAGCAGTTATAGTAGGTTTTCCATTAAGGGTGTTTATCAGGAATACTTCCCTACCTCCTAACATCATATGTTTCCAGCCTTTATTAAACTTGGAGTTTATATCCTGTTCCAGGCTCAGGTATTCTAGTATCTGTCCTCCCAGGATTTCAGCAGGGTCTTGGTGATCTCTGGTCATGTACTTCTGTATCTCATCTGGTGTTCTAGCCTTAACAGCTTCCTCAATCTGAGTTTGGACTTGTGTCTCCTCTTCAGGGGTAAGTGGTCTACCTTTAGTTTGAGCCTTGGCTTTAAGGGCTTCTTCCTGTTGTATAGGAGCAAGGATTTCTTGAATTATGTAGTCCTTGAGCATTTGAGTCTCTTGTTGCTCCTTTCTTGTAGTAGCTTCTCTATTGGTGGCAACTACCTTCCAACTGAAGGGGAGAGACATTTCCATACCTAGGAGTACCTTAATTTTGGGGCTGACTATATCCCTATTGGTTAAGGTAGCTGGTAATTCCCCTACTTCATCCCCATAGGGTTTACACACATATTTGAAGTCAGAGGTATCTATGATATTATTGTACAAATCATAGTTAACCCTATTTCTCCTATATTCAGAGTTATATTCATTGGTAGAGAAAAAGGCATTGGAGGTGAATCCTCTTGAGCCTATGGTATTAACCATGTCCTTGTACCACTGTTTATTGTTGGAGTTTTTCTCTGCCTGTGTAAGTCTAGCTTTCATTGATAGTTTTATTGATACTCCTGAGAGTAATTAGTAAACTGTGTTTTCATGAGCTTTTCAAGGTCTTCATCCATAGTGTAGTTGGTAGAGGTAGAGTATTGGGTATTAGCATCATCTTCTGCAAGCTGAAACATCACCATCATAAAGCCCATTACTCTATCAAAGTTTCCTTTCCTATTATAGAGGATGAGTTCTTCCAGCAGAGCAGGGTCATTGATTGTGTGGAGATTTAAGATGGCATTATTATTCTCATCATAATCCCTCTCCTCTAGTAGCCATTTTTTAATGTACTTTTCTCCAGCATCTTTTAACTTCTCTACCATGTGCATACCATAGACTCTGGAAACTCTAGAGTCATTAATATGGGAGGAGATGACGCTGTTAGGCTGGGCAGCTAAGAGGTGTAGTTTATTAATCCGTTTAAAGTAGTCTTTTACCTGTGTAACCTCATTCTCATACATTATCTCTGCATTATAAGCCTCAGCTAATAACTCGGCAATGCGGTTTACATCATCAGGGTCATATGGTCTACCTATATACTGGGCAACTAACTGGTTTCTGATAGGGGAGCCTATTCTAGTAGCTTTATAAACATAGATGGCAGCTAGAGAGGGAATACTCTGAGTACTACCCTGCTGTCTATAGGGGTCAAAACCTATCTTGTAGAGACCCTGGGGGCTATCAGGGTCAGGAGGGTAATAGATGACTACACCTCCTTTGAGGCTGTTATTAGTAGGTCTATATTCCCATATGGGGTCTACTTCATTGTTGAGATCAGGAATAATTTTAACCCTTCTTCTAGCAGCCACTCTAATGTAGGAGTTAGAGGTAGGGTCTTTGATAAGCTCAAATCTAGCCTTGTATTCCTCATCATTCTCAGGTATTAAGTAGGAGGGTTGTCCATGGGTTAAGTGTAGCTTATTAACCATAACCTTGTGATATTGCTCCCTGATTTCCATGATAGGAAAGTCATTATTGGAGACAATCAAGAAAGCCTCTGAGGGATTAAGTGGGTGCTCTTGAACCCTTTGTTGAAGGGTCATAGTAGAGGATGCATTCTTCCTGATTTCTTCCCTCTTTTCTAGCTCCCTCTTTGTAGCAGCCTCTATATTGGAGTTACCTTGGTCATCATAGTAGCCTTCCATATTCAAGCAATCAGGATGAAAGTATCCACAGAGGCTACCTTCAGCTCCTTCATCCCATATGTTGTAGACAGGGAAAAGCCCATAGCCTAGTGGGTGATAAAACATATCAGCGAAGTCTACTGTTGATTTCTCCATATCTCCCCCAGTTCCAAAGATGATTATTTGTCCTGTGATATAATCACCTGCTGTTAAGCCTGGAATAGTGGCATCATAGCTAGCTCTTAAGTTTGGAAAGATTCCTGCTTCCTCAAATAGAACAAAGAGAGGGTCTTTACCCCTAGCAGCCTCTGGATTATCCTTGAAGGTTTTGGCAATGATTTCAGACTGGTATCCTGCTTCAATAGCTACCCCATTAATAGACTTACGGAAACTAGCTTTTTTATGGTCTTTGAGATCAGTAAAC